GCGGGGCAGGTTCCGCTCGTTCGTCATCGTCTCGAACCGATTGATCATCGACTGGATACCCGTAATGGACAAGCCGATGTCGGGAGAAGGCCGGTTCGTCCGCGTCACCCCGTCGAGGCCGACGTGGGCGATCGAGCAGAGGGACTCGCCAGAAGTGAAGCCAGGGTATGCCGTCGCGAAGGCACGGTTGAACACGGACCACGCCTGCGTCTCCTGTTGCAGATTCGACGCGCGCTTCATCTCCGCGATCAACTCGCGCATGACGCCGTACAGTTCGTCACGCCACATTTCCCACGTGATCTCGACAGCCATGCCGAACGGTGCGGCTTCGTACGCCTTGCGGTTTCCGAGCAGGGGCTCGTCGAGCGCGAACTGCGCGCCTTCGGGCTTAGGCGGCAGAGTGCCGAGCCCGGAGATCTGTTGATCCGTTACCGGGTTCCACTCCATGTCCTCGACGTTGAAGACGAGCGGGTATTCGAGCGGGCGCTCTTTACCAGTCTCGATGAAGACACGCCGCAGATCCGGCGAAAGTAGGGGGCTGAAAGTTCCTCGTCCGATTGGCACGGCTAACTCCTTATATTCGCAAGCATTTTACGTTCGACAAACGCCTGCGTCCGCAGGTTTAGGCAGATTTTGCACTGCCGACGCTGCCCGTCTTTCGTGAGATATGTGTTCTCAGGCGTAAACGCATGTCCTCGAAGACAGACGACTTTTCGTGCGTTGATCCCCGGCGGACTATCACATCGGCGCACGTTCTCTTTGTGTGTTACTGGCTCCAGGTGCCAGGGATTAACACAATCTTTTACTAGGCAGAGATGATCCGGCTCATTGCTCTCCAGTGGTCCCCACGTGAATTCACAAGCCCACCTCGCTGCCCGCACGTTACCAGCGGCTTCGTCTAGCCAGAAGCAGGCATATCCAGTCTCCCAGATATAACCTTTCCACCGCCAGCAACCGTTCTCGTCTTCCTCTACAAGTTTGAGGAAGCGTTCGAGCGGTTCAGTTATGTCACCACGGGCCGGCATGTCGTTCCTACGCGATAGCGAGAGCGCTTCCCTTGACCTTGAAGTAGACGCGGGCATCATTGACACCGACAGCGTCCTTGAAGCCGACGATCACGACGCACCCCGCCGCTCCCGTCAACGCTTTGTTGACGTACCACGGACCGTATGATCCGAACTTCGATAGCCCGTAGACGCCGAACAGGTCCGTCTGCGCCAACGCGACCTGCACCGGAGCCGTGAGCGAGCCCCCGCTTGAAGTCGCGAACGTCGCCTCGAAGACTTCACCATCGGCCGGAGTATAGCGCGCGACACCGTCGATGTTCTCACGGCTCTGCACGCCATCCGGGTTCAGCGCGTTCGCAGCTGCGAACCCGACGATTCCGACAGTCGGACCTTCGGACGCTTGCACGAGCAAGCCAGCCGTGGCAATGAGAGGAGCGCCACGCTTGAAGGTCTGCCCGGAAGTCACACCGTTGACTTCGGATGCGTGAGTGTTACGGCCTTCATTCGGGCCGTTGAGAATTGCTTGCGGAACTGACAGGGGCATTGACGACTCCTTCTTTTCTTCCTCTTACGCTGCGGCCGGAATTCCCGGCACTCGTCCTTCCTTCAACATCTGCGTTACCGGACCAGCCAACACGACTTGACGTGCGGCGGCTTTCTGTATCGCTCGCTTGATGATCGGATGATCGAGGTCCAAGTCCTCACCAGTGAGATGCAAAATGACACCTTTGCCGGCGTGCTTCGCTGCCATCTCTTTCAGGTTCCCGGTGACGCCTACCATGCGCCGCTCAGACAACTGCTGGTAGTGCCGATCGATCGCCAAAGCACGAGCCGCGTCAACTCGCATGAGAATGACGTCTCCGAGCCGACGGAAACCAGTCGCGTCTTTCAGGCGCGGACACTCCGGCATGTCTCCCCGGACAACTTCCCAACTGAGGACTTCCTTCAGCCGGACGAAGTACCCGCTCTGCACCAGCGGGTTCACCCAACAGTAGGCTTTGCCCGCAACCGCGCCTTCGACTGCCAGCTCGTTGACGTAGGTGAGAATGGCGAGGTCCGGTTCGAGCGCGGCCGGATCTATCGTGCCGGCGTCGGCGTTCATCAGCTCGGCTTCGGCTTCGAGCGCGTCCTGCCGTCTCTTCAGCTCATCGTGACGGGCGGCGCCGGGAGGTGGCAACGTCGGATCGAGCGATCCGGTATTGCGCAGGATTTCCTGCTCGCGTTTCGAGACGATTCTCTTTGTCTTATGCTTCATGCGGCGGCCCCTTCTGGTTCACCCTGTTCCTTCGCGACCTTCAGCCACGCTTCGATACTGGCGTAGCCTTGACGAGCGACGAACTGTTCGGGAGTCTGCTTCCTCGTCTTCAACGCAGCCATCGCGTCCGGACCGACGATCTCCGCAAATTCCTTCAGCTCCGTCGCCCCGGTTTCCACCTGGCGGGAACTCGCGTCTCCACCACCACCCGTGGCCGCGTCGGCCTCGCGGGACTGCCGCAGCTGCTTCTCGACTTCCGTTGCCACGATCTTGTCCACGTTCTTGCCGACGGCGATGTTATAAACGTGCTCGACGGTCTCCGGCTGCATCCGGATAGCCGGGTCCAAACTGTCGAGCATCTTGTCGACGTCGTTCTTGAGCAGTTCGTAGTGTGGCATGCTGGCGCGCATGACACGGTTCGTGATGTCGGAAATAGCTTTCGTGCCCGTCACTCGCAGCGGTTCGACGAGTTGCTGCACGGCGGCCAGCAAGCGGGCGTTGTTCGCATTCTGCATCCTGCGCAGAGCAGCCGGATCTCCATCTTGCAGCGCCTTCTGAAGTTCAGCATCAGTGACGTCCGGAGCCGTCTGCGATGTAGGCTGCACGGGCGCTGAACGGTTCGAGGCGAGCGACTCGGCGATGCGCCCTAACGTGGTCGTCATTTCGCCTAGCTGACTACCGAGCGCGGTTATCTTTTCCTGTGACGCGCGGAAATCCGCGAGTGACACGGCTTCCGCTGGCTTCTGACCTGGCGTATCGGCGGCCGGCTTGGCAGGTTCTTTTCCTGCTTCCGGCTTCGGCGACGCTTCGTCTTTCAGCATGTGTGAAACCTTTCCAGAAGACCGGAGAGCGTTCGGCGTCGCGCTCGGATCATCTTCTCAAAGTATCACACGAAAGTATGGTGAAAGCAAACGGACGGCGAAAGCGAAAGGACGGAGAAAGGGTTAGAGTCAGGCGACTTCGGTACTACTCCCGACGTCACCCTTTTGTATTACTCCGAACAGCCGGCTGGCCAGATAGACTAGCTCCCGCCATTTGGTGGGTGCGACTGAGTACGCATAGAACGTGGGCTCGCCCTGGTCAAAGGGTTCGCCGCCGACGAGGATCGCCGCGAACTGTCCGTCCGCGACGCGCGCACGCAGGGCTTCAACGGCGTCGAGCTGCCGCTTGATCGTCTCGGCTCGGCCGATCTGTGCTAGGGGCTTCGGTTTCTCCTGCGAGTGCACGAGCGATAGCGACGGCTTTTCGGATGATTCCATACGCACCCAAGTGGCCTAGCGCCTTCTGCGCGCCGGCCATGTCATCGGAAGAGACGGAGTTCCGGAGCTGGAACTCCGCCGTATCTTCCATTTTCGCGAGCCACCGATGCAATGACTCGACGTCACGCGCCGAACTGGTCAGACTGCGGAGCCACAGCTCCGGGTCCGCCGGCTGCGGCTTGATCCTGATTTTGCCCTGTGCCACTTCCTATTCCTCTCATCAGTTGGAGAATCTGCGCGAAGCCCTGCTGCATCTGCGCCTGCTGCTGGATAGCCTCCAGCTCCGCAACGATCGAGACAGCAAGAAGCTGCGGGTCGCGGACTTGATCGAACGTCCGCACGATCTGGTCGATGCCGGAAGCCAGAGCCTGCGAAATCTTGATGATGACTTCGCGGATTGGCTCCGGCGTCTGCGGCTGCGACGCGAGCATCGCCAGCTGTATGATCTGCTGGTAGTACGGTCCAAGAACCTGCGTCCCGAGCATGACGAGCGACTGCCGGTCCGCTTCCTTGCTCACGGTCGCGGACGATGCGGTCAATTCTATTTCGATGAACTTGTCGAAGTCAGGTTCCATTAGGACCTGGATAACCTTCGATCCGTCCTCAAATCCGAGAAGCTTCGTGATCTTGTTCTCGACGGCACGATCGCCGGCAAGCAGCCGTTCGCGGTAGCGCCACACGGCTTGAACGAGCGCCTGCGACAACGCTCCACGCATGCCGTCGAACGCGGGCGTGAACCGTTTATTGACCTGCTGCAACATAGAGATCGCGGTGATGCCCGGCATACGGCCGCCGAAGCCCTGCCGCGGGCTCGGCGCCGACATATCGTTCACGCCGACACGCCGCTCAGCCATAGAGATCGTCGTCGACAGCGCCTGCGGCCCACTCTGGTAGACGTCTCCCATCTGTAACGGAATGAGGTCGTTTCGCGGGTCCGGCAACGGTATGACCTTGTTCGGATACATGTCTTCCGACGCCGCGATGACGCCCTCGCGCGCCGCCCAGATCCGGGCGTTCGCGATCATCATGTTCGTTATCCAGGCGTTGTAGATTTCCGTCGCGCCTTCTTGATACGGCTTGCACATTTCCAAGACGCCGATGCCGTAGAAGAGATGCGCCCGCAGTTGATAACAAGCAGTGACGGCTGGGCGCAAGTCGTAGCCATTGTACGAGACAGCCAGGACGTTCGTCGACGTCCGATCCCAGATGACCAGAAGTTCCTCGTCGTAACCGTCGCCATCAATATCGAAGTCGACGTACATTTCCCATATCTCGTACAAGCGCGACATGCTCTTGTCCGCGTTCGACATCGTCTTGCCGAGCTGCTCGCGCCGCGACCGTACCCATGAGATCGGGCCGCACGGCCGTGCCAGCTTCCAGTTCCATTTCCGCTGTTTGCTCACGGCCCGTAGGTGCGATTCTGGATAGTAAGACCGGATGCCGAGCCACCGCGTCTGTTGAACGTCCTGGTAGGACCCGCCGGGAACGAGGAAGTCCTCGACCGGGATCGAGCGAATGATCGGCGCCTCGAACTGCATCTTGTAGACTTTGTTCTTCTTCCAGGTCGTCGCATATGGGATGTAGAACGCCACGGTCCCGAGTTGGATGCAGTCCGTCAGGCCGTGATCCGCCGCCGCCCGCACGTCTGCTTCGTTCTTCGCGATCCAGTTGACGAAGCGCTGGACGGCCTTCGCGTGCTCTATCCATGCCGAACCCGTCGAGCGGCACGTGACCAGCGGCTCCGTGTTGAATATCTGGTCGATGACCTGCGCGTAGACGGAGTCGGAAGCGACGGCGCCGACCGTGACCTCCGTGTTAGGCGCGTTGATGATCGGAGTCTCCCGAACTTCCTTCTTCGGCACGCCCTCATATTGACGTAGTAGCTCGCGCCACAATTCCTCCAGGGGAGCCCGCGCCGCGATGGCTTCCGACACTTCCACCATCAGATATTGTCCGAGCTGCCGCAACTTCTTGTCGTCGATGTCGAGCGGCTTGGCGTTGAAGTGTTTCGCAACTGGTACACGCATGGTTTTTCCTCAGTTCAGGATGATCGGCGTATGCCCTTCCGTTTCGTCGCTCAGCGCCGGCTCTCCCCAGTAGTTCGTAAACGGCTCGAACACGAAACGCTTCGCCATGATCATACGTTCCGGCAGTTTCGCCACGGTCAAGGCGTAGCGCATTCCTAAGTTACATGCTGCCATACAGTTGATCGCTGTGAACAGTTCCGTCATGTCAAGTATGCCGGCCCGCAGGTCTCGGCGCTGTCGGCGAAGTTCGCTCATCGTTTGTCCTTTCCTTTAACCACCCGCACGTCTGAAGCACGCGAATGATAGTCCACGTCTCGACCGCGTGCTGAAACCGCTCACGCTCCCGACGCTGGCGCTTATTCATGCCGGGGTTCCTTTATCCGCTGAAGTAACTCGATCGCGAGCGGCACGGCCCCGTTGATGGGAAAATGGTAGATGGTCGAACCATCGTCGACGAGATAGACTATCTCCCCGTCGTCGGTTCTCTTTCCCGTGTTGATGGCGCTGCGCGCGAAAATAGTGTGCCCGTTTATGTCAACCGAAACCGTGATCATCTCGGCCTCCTTTCGCCTGTCAGCGCCGGAGCAATCTGCCACCAGCTGCTTCCCGCAAAAGCATACAGCCGATTGACGCTCAAGACGTATGCCATGTCTCCGGGAACTCCGCTCGCCGGCAACTCGGACAGCGTCTCGTAGGTCATCGTCCACGGAACGCGGTTGCGGAGATCCTTCGTCGCATGCACGGACCCGCCTACCGTAGTCACCGATTCGAGCCACACAGCTTCCGCCGGCAATGCGACTGGCTTCACCGTGCCACAGTACGTCAGATAGTGCGAGTTACCGGCACGGTGGAAGACGTCCAGATCCCCGGTCAGGCCCGGCGCAGCGATCAACCAGCAAGTTGAGTTGTCCGCGAACGTCACGCTTTGCCATCCCGTCATGTAATAGCCGGAGGCGCTGTAAGCGATGAGCGGCTCGCCCGGCACGAGCGTCAGGCCGGGCGGGAACGGAGTTGGGTTGAAACCGCCGGCCGACACGAATCCGTGCAGCTGTTCACCGCTGCGCGCGGCATCTTCGACGCAATCGAAGTGCTGGAGATCCGATAGGAAGTTCGAGTTCTCCGCTGGAATGACACTGTGCGTTTCACCTTTGCAACCGCCCGGCGTGACGGTCGGCACCGGGCTCGGAGTCACGCTTCCCGTAACGGTCGGTGAAGCCGTCACCGTAGGAGTCATCGTCGGCCACGGCGCGACGCAGACGTACAACCGCCACGCGGTCGGATCATAGTAGATGTAGTCGTAGGATACGGGACTGCCGTCATCCGTTCCGACAGCTATACGCAGTCTCGTTGCTACGTAAGGCGAAAGCCCGACACTAGGCTGTCTCAAGATGTAGTAGACAGCGCCAGTCTCCGCGTCCAAGTACATCTGCCGCTCTTGCGTGATGTCGCTGTTGTACGCACTTCCGTCTCCGACACCCGTGTCAAGCCAGTCTTCGGCCTCGATGGAATCTCCCCACAGGTAGTCGATGACGAAACTAGGAGTCGCGTTCGTGTACGAATGATTCGCTCCACTGAAGTCCGTTATCAAACCACCGAGGACAGCCTGCGTGATGCTTCCTGGAAACGATCCGACCGTGAAGCCGACTTCAGCCTGTCCGACTCGGAAGGAAGAGCCAGCCTTGTTCCAGCGAACTTCCGAAGTCGCCAGGTGCATGCCCGGCGGTCCGGGTGGGGGCCAGCCAGGAAACGAAGCCGTCAGTGTACCAGTCGCGGTGTAGGGGTTAGGATAGAATTCGTATCGCATTTCTCCCGGATCGCATTCCGGCGGACCGGCCGCATGTCCGGGCGTCGGACCGATCGTGTTGGTCGGAGTCACCGTTGCCGTATCTGTCGGCGTTGCTGTCGTAGTCGGCGTCGAGGTCGGAGTCCGAGTCGCCGTAGGCGTCCGAGTCGATGTCCGAGTTGCCGTATCGGTCGGCGTCGCAGTCTCAGTGGGCGTGTCTGTCGGAGTAAAGGTAGGAGTCTCGGTTGGCGTCGCCGCGAGGTAGCAGATTTCAATCTTCAGCGCGCCGTAGGAGACGTTGCTGTTGTTGTGCACGCCGCTGCCTTGCGCCTGTAGCACAAAGCCCCAGTCAGCGTCGTTCACGTCGACATCCGTGAGAGACTCTCCCCACGTATCGGTATAATCTCCGTAGACCGCGGCCTCACACGTGCTACAGTTCGAGTCACAATCTGTGATCGCGCTTCCGCTAGCTTTGTTCTCGGCTCCGTAGCTGCCGTCGGCGAGGATCATCTTGACGGTTTTGTCGGTGTAGCTTCCGAGAACTTGGATGGCGCCGCGGCTTACCGTCAGCTGAATCCCTAAGACAACGGCACCCGATGGCAGGCCGGCGTTGAAGGCTTGCGCTTGCAGATAATCAGTGACCGGAGAGCAGTTGACCTCGCATGACGGAACCGTGCAGGGAATGTTGGGGTTCACGATCCCGCTCTGACACAGGTTGTTGGGGTGGTTCCAGGCGCTTACGTCCGATCCGCCGCCCGCATCCGTCGCCGTGCAACTAGCAGGAGTCGCAGGAACAATCGTGACTAGACTTCCGGCACAGCTCGGCGTAGGAGCGGGAGTAGGCGTGTCGGCCTGCGTTCTCGCTGCCAGCAGGCAGAGCGAAAGAAAAGCGAAACAAATCGTCTTCCTCATAACATTCCTCTCACGGACAGCCGCAGTGGTGCGTCTGAGCCCATCTTAGCACCTTGTAGCACGA